AGTATCTACAACATATACGAAGATGAAAATTGGAAATGGTGGAGATTCTACAAACCCATTAGCGACAGACTTAGACTTACCTGTTGCCGAAACAACAGTAAGTGTAGTAACGACTACGCAAAGCGGGTTAGATTTTAAGGCCACTTTTACAGGTTCGGATATTTCAGGGCAAACTATTAAGGAGGTCGGGGTATTTGATGCAAGTGGGAATATGTTTGCAAGAGTGGCGTTTAGAGGAGTCGGCCCGTTTGCATCAGGTGATTCAGTAGAATTTATTTTATCAGTAGAGGTGGTATAATGACAGCAAATGAAGGAAGAATAACAAAATTAGGAGACACTACAATTGGATTACAAGACACAGAAGATAAAATGCATAGTGGTCTAATTAAAACATTATGGAATACTGCAACAGGTTCAAGAGTAGTTAGTAGCGGAACATTAACACAATCAAATGGTGTTTTTACTTTAGCATCACCAATTGTATATCGTTCAGAGGGAACTAAATATACATTAGCAGGAACTAATAGCAAATCAGTTACTAATAATACTACATCAAATGATAGATATGATTTGTTATTTATTAATAGGGGAACAGATTCTTTAGATATTACTGCTGGAACATTTAATGCTAATAGTCCAAAAATTGCAGACTTAGATAAAGATGATGTTCCTATTGCTATTATTAAAGTCCCATCAGGAACAGGCAGTTTAACGGGTGTAACTTTTGATTTTCAAATGTTAATGTCTACTTTTGATAAAGATGAATTAAATGATGATGAAGTGGCTACTAATAAAATTGCTGACGACGCAGTTACTACTAATAAAATTGCCGATGATGCTATTACTACTGATAAAATTGTTAATGATGCTATTACTACTGATAAAATTGCTGACGATGCTGTTACTTACGCTAAAATTCAAAATGTTGTTGCTGATAATGTATTATTAGGTAATGATAATGGTGCAGGTTCTCTAGTTCAAGAATTAACTAAATCTGATGTATTAACTTTACTAAATGTAGAAGATGGGGCTGATGCTACTGATGCTACAAATGTAGATGCGGCAGGTGCAATTATGCACACGGATATTCCCGATAGCGATACTGGTTTTGTTAAAAGAACTGGTTCGGAAACTTATGATATTGATACCAACACATATTTAACTGCTGAATCAGATACTTTAGATTCAGTTACTGGAAGAGGAAATGTTACTGCGAATGACGCAACCGTAGGAACTATTACATCAACAGTTAATCAAAATCTTGGATACGAGGTGCATAATACTATTACAGGACCAATTATGACAGGTGGTAAAACTGTTGTTTATGTTGATGATATTACAGGGTTAGTTCCTCCAAATGAAGTTACTTTGCCTGTTCCTACGGCTGGAAACATTTTACATGTTGTAAATATTGGTGCAGTTCCTATTACTATTTTCGGAAATCCCGTAATTAATTTAGGTTTAACAACTCATCCAAAAATAGCAATTGCTAATCAAATAACATTAGCACCACATGAATATGTTACATTACAAGCACATAACGATACTATTGCACCTTTAGTTACGGGTCATATGATTATTAGTGATTGATATGCAGGAAGTTTGTTTAGAAGACTTTTGCATTTCAGTATACTTATTGACAATTTTAATTATAGTAGAATTATTAATTTATACATTAATAGCATTAGGCGCATATAAATTATACTATAAAATTAAATCCAAATTATCATATATATGGTCTAATAGAAAAAATAGCAAAAAATCAAAAAATTGAAAAATCGGCGTGAAAAATGGGGGCAGGGACAAAATTCCCTACCCCCGAAATTTCACAATAATGGGTCTTTACCACTCAACACTAAGGTCTTCAAATTTATTTTTAACCTCATCAAAATATTTTACAATACCATTTTCTTTACCATGCATCCACAAATCGTATGTCAATTGTGAATCTTTTAAACAATAATCTGCAACACTTGAATATAAACCCTGATTCCACTTAAACACGGAATCTACACTACTCATATTTTTCTGGTCGGAAATTGTATTCTTAACCAGATTATCTAAATGAATTCTCTTACCATGATTTTTTAATAGATACGCTGAGGTATCAATACATCTGGTTTCCCTTTCTTCAAGAAACTTACGGACAATGTAAATGTCCATAGCATCTCTAAGAACAGGTAAATCAAAAGCATTAATATTATGCCCTAATAGAATTCCACCCTTTTGAAAGTGCTCATCTAAATCAAACTTTAATTGTCTAAGCGGTTTAATTTCTACACTCTCTTCTTTCTTTAATTCGCCAATTTCTTCATCAATATAAATTACACCTTTATTTCCATCCCATGTAGTTACGCAAGCAACTTTAAACAGATGGGTATTTTCCCATCCACCAATGTCATAACTCAAGTTTTTAGTTTCAATATCAAACGATAATACATTACTCATCTTCTTTCACCTTTAATTTTACATATGTTTTTGTTTTTCTAACCTCTTCAAATAGATGCTTTACACTTTCCCAATGGCGATAAAATTTATTTCTTCCACATTGTTCATTCTTTCTGAATGCTTCAATCATCAAACGCTTATCAACCCAACCTGCGCTACCATCTATGGTCGTCTTTGGTTGTGTAGTATTGTAGGCATTAATAAACATTTTCTCGTTATACTTGTCAGCCAAACGCTTGGGTCGCTTTTTCAGTTTGTCCTCAAACCACTTTGTAATGGATTCAAAAGATTGGTCGGTCAAACTCCTACCTTGATTGATATGTCGTGCAGTAATTTTAGGACTTCTTTCGCTGATTGCACAAAGGGCGGCGGCAATACAAATATTGTTAATCATGTTCATAAAGAAAGTATTGATAGCAACATAGATATTATCATCAAAACCATTCATGTATTTTTTCATAGCCGCCCAAACAATCTTAATTGCACCTTTTGCTTCTTCGGTCATTTCAAGAACCTTTCTTTTATCACCATCAACCTTTTCTAAACGCTGGTGAACCCACTTGTATGAAGAGTAAAGCATTTCAGCAAACTCTTCTTGGTATGGGGCTGCCCCACCATCATCTTCAATAATTTCCCCAATCATGTCCAAATAATCTTCCTCCATCTGACTCCTTAAAGACTCAGGGATTTCACGCACATAAAGCCACATACGCTGGAAAACACCCTTTGTTAAGATAACTCTTTCTAATCCTTCGGGTGGTAGCGTGGTAGCCCAAAGAGAGCGTTGCGAATCAACAATTAAATCTCTTCCAAAGTTAGTCAAACGCTTCTTGATTAGATGTGATTTAGAATCAAGACGGTTCATAAACTTCTGAAACAACATGACTGTTTCTTGCTTGTGTTGCGACTCCTTAAAAATACCAGAATGTTCAAACTCATCAAAAGCAATAATACCTGAACCATACAGACTCCCATAAATTGTCTTATCAATTGTTTCTTTAATATCATAGTCTTCTCCATTTGCTCTTGCTTCTCTTGCATCGGCCTTACTATAGTCTGGATTAGGTGCATCAATCTGCATTGTTCCTAATAAACCTTGGTCGGTAAAACTATCAGGGTTCTCAAGAGTAAATTCCTTTACGCCTGTAAGCGGTGTTTGGTTTTGAGTCGTAGGCCAAGCATTAACTAAATCAAAAGTTTTTGTCCAGACAGGTTCAAGAAAATCAAACATGGTTGTTTTACCACTTCTTGATGTTTGAATCCAACAGAAATGAATCCTCGGTTCAAGTGCAAGTCTCCCAACAGGAATCCTAACTATATCCTTTAGAATTTGCCCTAAAGTTACAAAGTATGACATTTGTGCTGGATATTCATTGTGGAGTGAAAACTGTCCCACTACATCTGTCCATTTTTTGACATTCTTTGGTAAATCTACTTTCTTTGAACGGATAGTTTCAAGTCCACTATCCGTGTCAGTAACTTTAGCCAAAGCATCATACATTTCCCATTCATCTATATTTAAATCTTCCATTAATATTTCACCTCTTCTTCTTTGTTTAGTGCCTCAAGTATATTTTCAGCAGTTTTCTTTCCTATCCCTTTATGTTTTGATATAACACTAATTGTGGACATGGATATTTCTGCAATACTACCAAAGGTCTTTAGTAAGGCTTTTGCTTTTTCAACTGAAACGCCTTTGATTTCAGTTAAAATGTCTACTCTAACATCGTCTGTTTTAATTTTCTTTGGTAACTCTTTGTGTATAACTAATTCTTTATCTATATGTTGTGTCGTTGCTACTATAATATGTGATGCTGTTTTGTAATTATCTACCCATATAGGTTTAACATCGGTGTGTAATGCGATAGAAGTTATTGCGCCAACGAACATTTGTTTCAATTTAACCCTCCAAGAAGATGTATTATATTGTGTTCTTTGAAGATATGAAATAGCATCGTCTAAAGTTCCATAAATTAATATAATGTTCTTATTATAGGTCCTATCCATATTATCTAACTGATTAAAAATTCTTTTGTTTCTCACCGACTGTAAAAAGTCTGCGGCTGATTTTGCTTCAATACAGCAATCACCAATAATATAATCTCCTATTTCCAACCATTTCTTTTCTGTTTCTATTTTAAGTCTCTCGGCAATTGTTTCTACTGCCCTACTTAACTGCGATTCTTCTCTACTATCAATTATAATCATTCACCATACCTCCAACATTTACCTACACACAGTCCTTCTTCAATCAATGTTTCACAATGAGGAGACATGTATCTCTTATCTACAATAAATGATACTTGTTCTTGTGTCGTATATTGGTTATAATCAATCCAAATGTCTTCGTTTGATGCTATCAATTTAATCTCATTATTGATAATTGCTTTTATATCAATCAAAGCGTCTCCAGATAATTGCCTTGGAGTGCATTTAAGTTCATTTTTCATAATTGCATATTCTGATAAAAACTCGTTATACCATTGAACAAGTAAAACTCTCGCACGATGATTAGGGTTTTCAACCATAATAGCATTTTTAAGACACGGTAAAATAGGTAAATCACCAGGACTTTCAACACTATGAATTTCAACTTCCATGTTTTCCATCTTTTTAACAGACGGCCAAGACACTAAACGATGCCCAAAAACCGTAGGCTTTTCTTTAACAGGACCATTTTTAGATAAATCCAGTATATTTCTTATTCCAGAAGAAATAGTTTTGTCTGTAAGTGGAATACACCAACGGTTTGCACCGAGGTGATATGTATTTTGAACCCTTCTTAAACGACCTGTATTAATAACTACTGTATCAAGATAAGGACTTTTATCAATAACATCGTGACATATGTTAAAAAATGCTTTGATTTCACGAAGCGACCTTGCTTGAACACCATAAACGAACATATGAAACCCACGACCTGAAAAAGAAACTGTATGTTTGTATTTCTTCTCTAAAAGCCAGCGATGTAAAACAAGCATATGTTCATATAAGTCACTCAATTCTTCTTCTTTTCCATGAGCATCAAAATCAAGAAATATTCTATCAAGGATAATTGAATACTCAAGACCACGATTATTTGAAAAATGTTCATAATCATAAACCGATGTAAAAACATTCATCTTTCCGTTATACATTGAAATAAAATTCTTATACTCTGTAAGATTTTTTACAATAATTCTGGAAGGTTCTCTTGCTCTATTCCTTAGACTCCCTGCCCACATTTCTCTCGGAAAATACAAACTTTTCACCTCTTCTTTTACTACAAATTGAACAGTATTTATTGATTCTTAGGGTAAGATAAGCCTTGCAATCTTTACAATATTTTCCCATCTAAATCATACCTGACTTTCTTTTTTCTTCTTCGGACATTAACTTAGTGTCTTGTCTAATTCTTTCTTTTAAGGTCATTATAGCCTCATCTTTATCAACACTTGTTGTATCTGTTCCCATCTGTTTTTCATCAGGTTTTTGAACCTCTTCACTTTCTTCTTCAACTTTATCACTTCCAAAATCAACTGTTGCGGTCTTTAAAAAATTTGTTAATACAAATGAAACCATAATGTTTAGTTCTTTTCTAAGATGTTCAGACATATCCTTTGATAAATCTGATTGCGTAAGAATTTCCCATTTCATGCTATTATCCATATCACTAACTATTGTATCAACAATGCTTTCTGTTATTTCTTCAGCATTAAGTATATCGTTAATAGTCCAAACTCTTCCTCTGATAACATCTTCAATAACACCGCTTTTTAGAAAAGTATGAACTTTTCCAACCTTATAAACTTTTTCAGCCTTAGAACCATTCATATTGGTCGCCACCGTCTGCCGCTTCACAATGGTCGTAATGTCCACAATGAATACACTTTTTGTAAAAGTAAGAAGCCTTAAAATCGTTCTCCATATAAGCATTAATTAATTTATCAATGGAGTTCAATACAGCAGTTTCAGAACGCTTACTAACCTTTTCAGCATAAACATAATTAGAAGCGGGGTAATACCAAGCCCAATGAGTAAATTTGATATTTGGGTCAAGACCATTTTCTAATAGCAATTCTCTATCGGCATTATCAAATAGCAACTTATAGAAAGCCATTTCTTTACGCATCATAGTTTTCTTACTATCTTTCCAAGCACCTGTTTTTAATTCCATAGGAATATAACCATTGTTCTCAAAAAACAGTCTATCAATAATACCCTGAAGGTGAACTGTAATACCACTTTCGGTTGTGAACTTGGCATCCAATTTAATCTCATTTCCAATAGGTATAAATGTATCAAGCGTATCATCCTCTTTGCATTCAATAAATCTCTCAGTATTATATGCTGACATAGCCGTATAAAGAACTTCGTATTCTTCGTTGTCTGTTTCTGGGTATAGACTTCTAAAATGTTTTTGAAGTTCCATAGGATTTTCAACAAAATTTAAAGCGTCTTCAATTTTTACAATCTTCCAAAAGTCTTCTTGTGCGTTGTGAACAACAGTTCCTTTAATCATCGCAGGTGAAGTTTTTTGTTTAATGCTATCAATATAGTTATACTTGTATGACAAATTACAGAAGCCAAATGTTCCTATTGAAGATTTAGTAATCTTCAACATTGGTCCTTCTTTATTATTTGGTTCCCATAAATATGTATATTCTCCGTTTTCTGTTCTCATTTCAATCACCTTTTCTTTTGTTTTATCTGGGAGAATTATTTCCTCCCGTTCTCTTTTTTTAGTTCGTCAATATATTGACTTGCCTCCTGTCTTGTTGTAATACCTTCCATATCTCCACCAAGTTTTTTAATAAACTTGATTTGATTTTCAGTAGGTTCTTTATCAGCGTTTTCTTTGGAGACTTTCTTTGTTGCCCCTTCTAAGTTTGACCTTAGCATAGAAGCCGTAGTTAAATCATGACAACGCTTACACAATTCAACTACATTAGACCTTGCACTAATAAGATGGTCTAATCCTTCTTTCTTGCATTTATGTTGTGAAATAATGTGATGCCATTCTGTATATCCATCAACACCTTTTTGTCCACAAATGGTGCAAGAACCTGTCTTAACCCACAGTTTTTGTTCTTCTTCTTGTAGTTCTGCAAGTCTAACTTCTAATAAATCAAATGTGTCTGATAACAATTGCATCTCACTTTTGATTTCTAATATCTCTTTAATATTGCTTTTATCTCTCATTTTACCACCAACTATCTAATGTTGTTTGTCTGCCGTCGTTGGCTATTCCCATTAAATCCCACCTTAGAGATTCATAAATCAATTTGACTTTCTTAATAATTTCAGATTCAGCAAGTCTTTTCCAATTGATAGGGTAGAAGTCTTCTACTTCTTCATATTTCTTAAATGCAATATATTCTACATTCCTTGTTTTATCACCCACATTATATTTCGTTGGATATTTTTTGATGCCTTTATTATCTACATTGTAGTAATAATAACTATCACCAACTTCAATAGTCCCAATTTGTTCATTATAAATCAATACACCAGCAGAACCTCCAGCGATTGAATCGTATTCGTCTAATGATTTTCTTAGACGAGTTCTTTTAATAACTGATTTAGGTTCATACTTTCCACCCTTTACAAGTTTATACATAGCCTTTGTGTATTTAGTAACATCATCTTCATTCTTCCCAGATGCTACCATTTCTAAAACTTTCTTTTGAACAGTCTTAGCCAACTTTGTTTCGTTTGATTTTTTCATCTCAAAGCCCATCACAAAGAATTGATTTTCTTTCAACCATACACCTTCCTTCCAAGATAGATAACCACAGTAGCGATTTTTCTTCATAGATAGGAAAAAGGTTTCTGCAAACTTTTCAAACTCAAGAACCACATTGTCGTTAAATACTTCCTTCTGAATATATTCGTTTAGTTTAATGCACAACTGTTCAGCGTCTGCAACATCTTTTACCTTAACGAAGATTGAATCCGTGTGTCCATAGATAACCGAATATCCCAACTCTTGTGATTTAAATGCAACGCTTCTCATAGCCTCTCTTGCTGATGCCGTGATTGCTTGAGCCATTTCCATGTCGCCCCAACCATACCCGTCTTTAGCCAAAACACCATAGAGGGCGTTCACACCACGCTTTGTAGCCATTTGTGCTGAATCCCACTTTCTGTATTCTTCATCGTTCTTGGCTTCCTTACGCTTCTTCTTGTAATCATCACGCAATTTCATTAGGGTCAAAACCGCCTTTGGTAATACGCCTAACGAATCTTTGGTAAAGGAAACACTTGGTCTTTCTGGTTTGAACGCTACAAGGTTTTTAGGTGTAGCAAAATACACTTTATGGGCATCTTGATTAAGGGTTTTTGTTTCCCATGAAATGTTTCGTGCGGCCATCATGCTTGGGTATAGAGATTTGAAATCAAAAATGGCTACATTTTCATGTCTTCCGTATGTATCTTCTTCCTCAGGATTCATAACGAATGCCGCTTCATACTTTGTTTTATTTCCCTTAACACCTGTTGGTGCTTTCCAATTAGAATGACGCATAAAATAAGCCGCACCCATTTGTGAATTATGAAACACGCACTCAAAAGGACAGATGAACAACTGTTGAAGTGCAATATCATTCTGTGTAATGTTCATCTCATTATCCATGCGAACCATCAATTCTACATCTACTCGGTTATACTCAAGAAATGTTTCACTATCTTCTAACCAAGAGCGCAAGAAGAATTCATCCTCATCAAATTTAGAAGTTTTGGAAACCTTACCAGCATCTTGTCCAAGAACCAATTTAGAACAGTCGTCTAATTTAAGAGATGGTAAAGTTCCTCTTTGTGCATCAAGCCAAAGTCGTTCAAAACGAGTCATAAGACAATATGTAATTCTACCCTTGATTGGTTGAGCCGTATTGGTATAATTGATATTGTATAATTTGGTATCAGAAACCCCACGCACTTCACGGTGAGGACTTAACTTTCGTGGACTAATACCATTGTGGTGCATTCTTTCAATAATCTTAGGAATATCAAAACCAAGAAGATACCAACCAATAATCATATCTGGGTCTTTATCTTGCATAAATTCAACGAATGCTTCCAACAAATCATGTTCATCCTCATAAACCAATATGCCGTCATATTGTGGTAGTGGCTCTTGTGGAAAATGAGTCATAATAAAATATCTTTCATCGTATGAATCGTAAAAGGTCAAGGCGTTAATTTGTCCATCATAACGACCACCCACTTGTGTTTCAATATCAAGATACCATTTTCGCATTTTGTATTCAGGGATTTCAGTAAGTCTATCATTAGCATATTTACGGGCAAGTGATATATCACCTTCATATGTATACTCCCAATTATCACGGGCTTCATACAAGTCTTGGACTGTATTAAACGAAACCTTAATTAGTTTGCGATTATCAAGTGAATGATAATCACCAAAGTTATACTGAGGTTTAATACTCTCCATCCAACGCTTTTTAGTGGGTATGGTTGAAGGCATTTCATCACCTTGACGAATAAAGAAGTAGGGTTTGAAAGATTCAACCGTTTCTGTTTTTCTTTCACCATTTTCGTCTCGCCAACGCAATTCAACATTATTTTTTGCTTCACTAATAATCAATCTATCACATCCATTTCTAATAGTCTGTCATGTAAGTAATTACATTGTTCAGGTAATACATGACATTGACCGCTTGCTCGGTAACCTCTAATATAAATAGCGGGTTGTCCTTTAAATATAACGCCATTACAAAGTCTACATCTTGCTAAACCTGTTCCTTCTTTTACTCCAAAACCAACAGGCATTATATCACAATCCATGAGGTTGTGCTTCAATTTGACCTGCTTGTGTAACACGACAAAATCTTGCATTGTTTCTAAATTCTTCTAAATTGATAGCACCGACATAACTCATTGACGACCTAACACCATCGTTAATATCTTGGACAATCCTACATACCTTACCTTTGTAGGGAGTAATCTTTGAATTACCTTCTACATTTTTAACTTCTTCACCACGAGCCAATTTAGAATCAATGGATGCAGACCCTTGATATTTCTTAAACAATTTCTCATTAGGCCATTGTCCTGTTTTCGCAATAGAGCCTGGAGTTTCTTTTGTTCCTGAAAACAAAGAACCAATCATAACTGCATCTGCACCAAGAGCCAAAGCCTTAGCAACATCACCTGTTGTTTTAATTCCACCATCAGCAATAATAGATACATCTAATGATTCTTCTTCAAGGAAAGAATAAATATCGTTTAATGCGGTTGCTTGAGGAACACCTACTCCAGCCCTAATACGGGTTTCACACATTGAACCATTACCAATTCCGACTCTAAGAGTATCAGCACCTTCCTTGATTAAGTCCATAGCACCTTCCTTAGAAACAATGTTGCCTACCATGACATGAATATCTTCATATTCCCTCTTGACATAACTAACCATTTGCATAGGCAAGGAATGATGACCGTTAGCAACATCAATACAAACACCTTTAAGTTGGGTATAATTTATAATTTTATCCAAACGGTCTTGCCCCGATTCACCAACACCAACAGCCGCCATATAATTACGAACACCATTAGCATCTATTTCATCACACATATCAACCTGTTCATCAATACTTTGAAAACGATGTAGCACACCCATTCCCCCAAGTTTAGATAATTCAACGCACATATCAACACCACAAACGGTGTCCATAGGAGATGCAATTAATGGTGTAGCAAGAGAATAATCTCCAATGTTGGTATATAATTCACAATCTCCACGACTGTTAATACCAGACCATGTAGGTATAATACTAATATCATCATAGGTTAAACTCATTCTTTCTTCAATCTTCATTTTTTCTCTCTCCCTAATACTTTATCTTCATCAATTTTTAAGTCACCAAGAACCCATCGGAGGGCGTAAATGACTCCCTCTAATCCTTTGTAGTTTCTCATGTGTTTCATAAGAAGCGGTTTTGGTTTTCTTGTTTGTAGTGCCGTTAGATGTTTGTTTTGTTCTCTTTCGGCTTTATTCAACAAGTCTTCTATTTCTTCCCATGTTCTTTCATAGGAAAAGTTTTCACTATCTTGATGGTCGTTCATTCATATCCCTCCGATGTATGACTTACATTATACATGTAGTCGTATTTAGTTAGTCCAGCAAGGTTAAATTTTTGATAGACCACTACACCGTTATAACAGGCTTTACAACACTTACCTTCCATAACAGGTTGAGCATTATATGTTTCATCAAGATGTTCTTCTTTACAAATGCAACATTTATTGCTCTTCATCTTTATTGTCATTTTTGGCGGCCTCCATTTTACATATAGGACATTCGCTTGTAATAAGGTCTTTACACCATCCACCACTATGAATAATTCCTGCGGCTTCAATATTAAGTGCGTTTGTCATATATTGAATCATGCTTACCATTTGTAGTAGCATATCCAATGCAGATGCTCGGCTTTCCAATTCTTTATTTTGTTCTTCATTCATTTTATCAACCTTCTGTTCTTGGTGCTCTCAGTAATTTATAGTCGCCATTTATAACTGAGATTGGCGATTCGTCATTGTATGAAATAATAGTAATTCCATTATTCAAGTATTTATAAAACGGTGCGGAAAACTCAACGATAGCATCATCACCAATAGATTCAATTGCTTCAATGTTAATTGCAACCGATTCATTTTCTTTGGTAGAAGATACGGTAAGTCCAGAATCCGCAACGAAGTTTAACTTGTATACCGAGTTACCCACATTCTCACAATCCTTAAATGCATCTACTAATTCATCCGTAGGGATTTTGATTCTTGTAGATAGAGATGTTCTTGCACTAATAACAACGGGCTCTTCTAAAACACGACTCATAGTAATATTAGAAATACTATGAATAATGTTATCGTTATATTGGTGTCGTTCAAGAAGAGGTAACTTTACAGTCTTCTTTTCTGTGCTAATCTTAAGTAAGTTATCTTCCAAAGAAAATACACTTACTTCATTACCAAGATACTTTAAAAGTATATCTGTATCAATAGCAAAACGACCAGCAACCGTGTTCTCATATTCAATAAGAGGAATTTTGTTCTCTACAAATGTTGCAGGGTCAGCGTTCCAAACACTACATTTCATCTCTTCAACATCAACGCCCATAATAATAGACGATGAAAGAGTGGTTAGTTTGTTGTTTGAACCGTAGTTCCACTTACCTTTAAGCAACACGCTTTCAATCTTTTCTTTCAATTCTTTTCCATTCACTTTAAACTTCATATTATCAACTCCTTATTGGGGAAACGGCAACGGGTGGAGGAAATCCGTTGTCAGCAATAAAGCCGTTATTATCTGACTAACCCCAACATTAGGCACACACCCTTTACCTAATCAAAGAGAGCCATTTCTAATAGACTCAATACCTGTCCATTCAACCTTTCCACCGCTACTTTCCATAACGGTAAAGGTCTGTCCAACATTCTCATTGTTGGTTTTAGACTTTCGGACATGGGCAGTAAGTTTGAAAGTTTTACCTTTCTCTTCCTTTTTACACTCAATGTATTGGAACAATTTTGCCGTGGTGTTCTTTTCCCAATCTGGTTTTGTTCCAACGATAGAAAATCCATCATGCACTTCTTTCATATGCGTGATGAAAAATTTGTGGCATCGCAATTGACAAGCGGCTTTAAACAAACGCTTGTATTCTTCAGTCCTTGCATACCATTGGGTCGGAACCATTTTAACTTTATCAGCCTGTCTTGGGTCGCCTCCCTTAATATGATTCAAACGAGCAATCATATTTGTGGTATCAAGCCAAGTATCAAGCCCATCAAAAACAATAGCCTTAACTGCCTCAATTTTAACTTCATCATCACCGTCTTCAATCTTACCAGATTCAATGGCCTCATTTACCATAGCGATAAAGAAGCGAGCCATATCAGCCGTAGCCAAATAATCAACAGTCATATCCTCATTATATACATGAGGGTTGAAGATAACAATTTTTTCATCTTCACTCCAATGTTGTCGCCATGTAGGTTCTGCACCCTCATCAAAATCAAGAACAAAAAGCCAATGTGTCTTTCGTTCTTCTTCTGTTCGGCAATCCAAAGCAACACCTGTTTTACCTGTTCCTGGATTTCCACTAATCCCACAAATCAAAAATGCTTGTTCTTGTTCAAGCAACTTTTTTCTTTGATTCATAGCACGAAGTTTGGCTTGTTTGAAAGCCGACTCGCTATTGTTTTGTTTTGCTGCTTGGAGAGTAGCCCCTGCTGCATTTCCTTTTTTGTTTCCAATTCCCATATTATTCATCTCCTAATTGTTGTTTAAATTGTTCTTTTAATTGTCTGAATTGTTGTTCAAACAATTGTCGGGTGAACTGTTTCCCGCTTTTCAAATGAATTCTTACTGAATATGGATTGTCTGGTTCTTCTTCCAATCTTTTCCATTCAATAGATTCCACTTCCGACATATCAAAACAAAGTTGATGTAGTCTAAAATAACTTGTGTTTTCTCTAATCATATAATCACCTATTGTAGAGGCTTTGCACCCCGTCGTATGTCATTCAAACCGCCAACATATACACGGCAACTCGTAGGCCATTGGTGTATCTCTATGACAATAGCCTAAGCGAGATTCACATTCCAATCTTTTGGTAATCTATTAAAATCACCAATAAGAAAGTTCTTCGTCGTCGTTAGTATCACCCACATCTTCAGGTGCAACACCCAAAGAAATACGGGGAAGAATACCATAGACATTCAATGAAACAGGATTCCATTCATCATCAGAAAGGTTTCCATCATCATCCTTCTTTCGGGTTTGATTGGTTCGGCCAATAATGATAACATCTGAACCTACACCAAAATCAATGTCCACATTTGAAGGAATCCAACATGGGGTTGATTCAGGAATCTCTTCTTCTTCAAACCCATAATTTCCATCAGCAGGTTCAATCCAAATAACACGGTTGCCCGTCTTTTCATTAACAGACAAATTCATGCTACTCACGATACCGTCAGTAATGCAAAGTTTCATTCCAGGATTTGACATAATTTGTTGGTGATAATCTTCAATCTCCATCAAATCAGCAACATATCCTTCCATGTGTTCAGCCAACAAGTCTTCCATAGAAGGAGTATTGCCGACAAACAAATCATCTTCGGCATCAAGATTATCGTTATAGCGGATAGAACCAAGTGTGCTGGTCTTAATCCCATAACAAGCGTTTCGCTCATCGTTAAAGAAGGCATGAAGGTGAACCCATCGGAAGTTTTCAACAGACCAATTCTTAGCGAGAGTGTCCTTCAAACCCAAAGTCCAATATTGAAAATCTCCACCTTCTTTCTTAGCGATAAAGTGAACTCGTCGTCGCCATTCTTCAGCAGGGAGAGGCTTACCGAAACGACTGTTCTTATCACCACTTGAATATGCTTCCAAGTTATCAATAGGAACAATCCACTTTCCTTCATCAACCTCAATAGAAGAGTTAGGAAGGTCGGGAATAACCTTTGTTTCAACCTCTCCGTTTCGCAATTGGCTCTTTTCATAGACACCATTTTCCAAAACAACTTCAGCAACACGACCTTCATTAAAGACAGTATTAGCGTTTGAGTTGTAATCATTCAAGAGAGTTTTACGACTCCATTCTTGAATATCACGGGCTGGTTCAGCACCGACGATAAATCCAAAAGCCATATCACCAAAAGAATCACTTGAGGTTCGGGTGCTTTTCCTTGTTGAACTTCGCACAAATTGGCGAGTCAAAGCAAGAGCAGACCTCATGTGTTTTTCATTTTCCAAATCCAACCCGTTAGCAGTTGCAATTTCTTCCATTTTCGTTGTCATTTCTTCAAAACTGATACCAAGTTTGTTAGCCAATCCGTTCAGTTCATTCATCATTCTTTCATTCATTTTTTTCACCTTTTTTGTTTAATGGGTAAATTGCGCCACAAACCATGACACAATAATTTTCGGAGTCATTACCCTTTGCCTCCATTCCATTTCTCCAATTGCGCTGAGGCACTTAAATGTAGTCCCCCTGTCCAATTTCATATCTAATACACAATGATGTAGATTAACACAAATTTCTACGACAGAAACGCCCATTAAAACACGCTTCATCAAAAGACCATGCGCTTTATTTGGGTCGTCTGTCAAATACTTAACTATATCATAATAGTCGTTCATAAATTCCTTTGCTTTAGTTTTCAAATCAGAATTAGTAAAGGCAACTGCTTGTAATTCATTAACCGCCCTTCTCATATCTCCGTTCATCATACCAGCAAAAGATTGTATATCCTCATCTGGGAATGAAAGATTTTCATTCTCACAGATATTTTTAAGCATACTTGTCATGGACTCATTATCCAATGACGAAAAGTGATAATTTGCACAACGACTACGGATAGCATAATCTACTGAAGTCTCGTCATTACATGTAATTATAAAACGAACTCCTGTGGCTCTTTCCATAGTTCTCTTTAAGGCTCGTTGCGAGTCCTTAAGCATACCATCAATTTCATCAAGTAGAATAATCTTGAAGGGAACATTATCTGTGCCCTTAGTATTTGCAAAATTAGTGATAGTGTTACGAATAGTTTCTAACTTTCTATCTTGACTTGCATTAATTTCCATGAAGTTATTTCTAATCTCATCACCAAGATACTGTAAAGCCAATACATAAGCGGCTGATGTTTTACCTGTTCCTGGCCTTCCATACAATAGAATGTTAGGAAGGTTAGTTTTATCTATCCATGATAATGCGTCTTCTACAAATTTATGTTGTCCTACAATCTCTTCAATCTTCTTTGGTCTGTATTTTTCTGTCCAATTCATTTTCAATCTCTCCTAATCCTTTACAATAACCACAGGGCATTTCAAGTGCTTGCCCTGAACCAGCACATTTTTCACATTTTATTTTGGGTGTATTACACCCCTTACAATTCTCATGATTCTTAAATCCAGAACCATCACATACATTACATAATTTCGTTTTAACATACATAGTAGAATGTTTGCTATTTGATTTCTTTGTAATTTTATATCTTTTATTTTTTCCTACATAAGAAGTTACTTTTCTTTCTGTCGGAACATATGTAAATGTCCCACCGTTTTCTTCAATGTAGGACATAATAGCATTGATAATGCCGTTTGAGGTTCTTTCCTCACCATCATTCATAGCCCTATCAATATATCTCTCAGCATAACTTTTGTTCATTTTCTTACCTATTTAATCACCCACCTTTACTTCCGAAGAATCCACATCGTCATCATATAACTTAGACAGGTCTATAATTTTAAACCTACCCGCTTTTACTACATCAGCAAGCCAAACTGTAAATGATACTCCTTGCGATTTTCTCATTAAAAATCACCCAACTTAGTATTAGTGTATCTGATTGTTTGCTTTCTCGGTTTTTTCAACCCAAGAATTTTACATTCTTCTGCGTCAAGTTTTGAAATTGCCCATGCTTTCCATTCAGGGTTTTTGAGATATGCTTTCACAAGGTAAGCATCCTTTTCTTTAAGACCCAATTTATGACAAATCTTGGGAACAGGAGAATAAGAGTTCCTTTGAGGAAAATTTACTCTTCCGTGGTGGTTACCATTCCAAGAAAAGACAAAGATTTCCCTAAAGTAATCTTTAGACCACCTTCTCATAATCTGGTCAGAAAATGCAATCTTTCTAACATCAATATTTGGGGCAACCCAACTTAGAATTTGCATATCGGAAGGGTCATTATATTTCATATAACTCAAAACCTCATGTCTGTCCTTGTTCTTTAAATACTCAATGTTCAAATCATAGACGCTTTTATCATACTTTAATGGTTTGGAACAATTTGGTGCGTCTAATTTAATATATTCTTGACGATTATCTGTTTGTCCCATTCGCTTTCTCACACACATATTCATAATTGACTTAGGAACATCTTTCTCATTGATAGAAGTCAGCACTACAAATTTGTGAATTGTTAAGATGTTGATAATTTTCTTAGTCTCAGGTTTGTAATGGACATCTTCAATAAGAATGCCGTGATTTTTGGGGTATGAATATATGTCATCAATTGTAATATCTGATGCATCCATCACTACAAATGGTCTGCTACCTAAAATTTGTTTGGCTCTTCTGGTTTTTCCAGCACCATTTCCACCTACAAGCAATTTAAATTTCGTTGAAGTAGTTTTCATCATTCATCATCTCTCTAATTCTATTCATTCCTTCTTCTTCCAAATGATTCTTGTTTGATATTTCTTCCGATACTGCATCAAATAGTCGCCAATCTGCATGTGAACACGGGAGATTTTTATTCATTAGTTCTCTAACTGCGTCAAGTGCGGCCTTTTTACCTATAATTAATACGGGTGCTTTTCTATTTGGCCCTTCAACAGTTCTTAAATTACATTCAATATCTAAGGAGTTAAATTTTCTCTCCAATGCTACTAAAAACTCATGTGATGCTCTAAACATAATTCTAACTCTAATGTTCCATCCTGTTTTACTTGTATTAGATTGATAACTTGTAATTTCAGGTCGGGCAATTGTTAGTAAAATTCCACTTAATTCCCCATTGTTGAACATTATTATTCCTCAGATGTATCAAGCGTTGTTTGATTAGGGTCACTCAAAGTAATGGGTAAGGGATTTTGAAGTTCTTTAATACAAGCATCAAACAAATGTTTGGGCAAGACACCTTCAATCCTATACAGCATTAGTTTTCCACCGCATCGCAAATGGTAATAAGATTCGCCCGTCGGTATATCTTGAACTAAGCCTTCTTCTGCACCGTTAAATGGTTCTCGGCAGTAATGACATAATTTTCCTTCTTCTATATTTCTAATATTCATTAAATCAACTCTTCTAATTGTGTTGGTTGGTCTTTATCATCTCGGTATTTTACATAGCGAGGGAATCGCAAACCATACTCTCCGTTTTCATTTTGAGTGAGAATGTCGCCCTTGACTTCAATAATCATATTCCCTGCACCTAATGTATTATACTGCTGGCTTAAGAAGTTTAGGTCTGATTCTGTAAAACCTGAACCTACCCAACCAATAGGAACTAAGTCATTTCCATTCTTAATAGCAATCTTAAAAGAAGCATAAACACCAACACGCTTTCCACGACCTTCTGCCGCATCAGTAATAATACAATCAACATCAACCAATGGCGGTTTGTATTTAGCCCAATCCTTAGACCTTGCACCAAATTGATAAATGGCGTTAGGTGATTTAACAATAACACCTTCATAACCAGATTCAATTGCTTCATTATAGACATCTAAAAACTCTTCATGGCTTTCAATTTCCACCGTATGTGCGAGAATATCCTCGCCAAAGTGCATATTCAAAGTTTGAAGTCGTGTGTTCAATGGGTCTTCAAACACAGGTTGTCCACCATACATCAAACAATCAAACAAAACAAGTTTAACTTCATGACGATAAATAACCTCTTCAGTCTTCCCATGAATACGACTCATGATATTTTTGAAATCAGCAGGGTTTCCATTGGTATCAACAGGGAAAATCTCACCATCAACAATCCAATCCACGGGGTCTGTGTTTTCTTTAATAATTGGGATGAGGTCATTTTCAAACTTGGAGGTAATATTATCACCCTTTCGGTTATAGATGGTAATACCATCTTCGTTCTGATGAATCTGAGCACGAATTCCGTCGTATTTGTAATCACAAAATTTCTTTCCACGAACTGTAAAGTTGATATTTTTAGCAAGCATTGGATTCATATAATTCCCTGCTTCGGGAACACATACAATCGCACCATTTGATACAGACTGTTCAATACATTCTCCCATGCTCAAAAAGGAGGTAGCCTTCTTAATATCATCATTAGGAACACCGTAGGTCTTATTCATAATTTTCTTAACAACATTCTTACCACATTTGTTGCGGGTTTCGTTGAGAGCAAATGCTAACATCCAACGCTTCCCAATGTGATTTAGCGAGTCCCATGCGGCCATGAGCAAACCATAGGTTTCTTCACGGTCATAGACAGGACTACTCAAGGCATTGTGAATACTCCTAACTGTAATTAGCGTATTGTTATGTTCATTACCTTCAGTTAATTCCTCAACCGCTTCACCAAGTCCACCGAAGGTGTCAATAAAACCTTCAATAACATCTACATCAACATTCATTTTTTCTGCAATACGGCTGATTAGTCCTGCTTCACCCACACCTTTATTCGGGTAATTTCCTGCCCAAAGATTTAGCATAGAGATAGCCTGCTGTTCATCTGTATTGATGTTTTCATCATAATATTTCACCATTTGTGTAGGTGTCATAGTCATAAATCTCTCGTTAATTTCTGCAAATTCATTCCAATTCATTATTCCACTCTCCAAATTCTTCTTCTTCTTCTTCTTTTTCTCTTCTATGTTTCCACGGTGCTTCGTTTTCAAGCATCATGGCTCTTTCAACCTTCTCTTGTTGAGAAAGTTCTTCTTCTTCTGCTTGTTTTTCCACCTGAGGGGAACGGGTAAGCAAATCCTCCATTCTCAAAAATGCAAGTTTGACATCATGTATAGTCAATCGCTTGTTTGATTCTTCACCTCCAGCCTGAAATTCACACATAGAGGCATAAATCTCCAATAGTGATTTTGCCCTAAAAGCAAATTCTTCCAATGTAGATTCAGGTAATTGACGGTTTGGTGCAACCGTTCTAAATATTTCTCTTACTTCTCTTTTACTAACCATTTTTCCATACTCTCCTTTTGATAAAAGTATTTCGGATTTTCATTCTTATCAAGGCTCAGCGCAATCCAAACCGAACCACTTAACGAATCTATTCGTATTACTTCATAACCATTTGCTACTATTTCAGTATCAATCTCTGGTGTTTTTCCATATAGTCTGGATAACTCACTTGAGACAACTTTTATATTATCAGCAACATATTTTATAATCAGAGGTCTTTGTATTTCTACATAAGGCGTGTATTCTAATTCATACTCTCCTGTTTGATTACAAACATTACAACCAGCCCCACTACATATAGGACAAACGATGCACATATTCGTTAATACGGGAAACCTTACTCTTCTGACTCGTCTGCTATCCACACTTTTGTGTGTCTCAAAATCTGATGGTCTTCTTCCTTTTCCCATGTGCAATACTCTCCATTACCTAACACAATTGCCGAATCAAGAATTGGTCGCTGAACCCTCAAGGTATTCCAATCGGTCTGACTAAAATAAGCCTTACCGAATGGGTGGGTATGAATCCAACATTTCATAGGAATAGTCATACCCTTAACACTCTCATCTTTATAATCAACAAATGAGGCCGTTCCCTTACTGATAAACAACTTTTCATCACGGTCAATTACTACTGAAACTTCAAGGCCAGGAAGTCTAGTAGTGCTTAAATCCCAAATAGCACCCCAGAACTGTTCTGTGTTTCCATAGTGTTTATACACATTTTTAAGAAAACGCTTTTCTTTATTCCATTCACTTAGGGTAATTTCTTCATCTTCTATCATTTTTTCACATCCATTTTGGTTTTGCTCGCTTAGTGTATTTACTTCGCCAACTGTTCCATTGTTTATCACCACGATAATAATTTCGGTATGCTTGAATAGAGCATTCCGTTTTGTATTCATCAGGCATACATTGGGGTGGCTGGGTAAATCCATTATCCTCAATTAACATTGGAGGATTACGCAAGACTTCTCGCAAGCATCTGTCAGTCTTGTGTTCTTTTCCATAACGATAAGTGTATTCTATACAAAGGGCTTCAAACAATTCGTATGTCCATTGATAATGCTGAAGACTTGAACGAACCCAAATAGTAGAGGGGTGGCTGATATGTGCAGTTTTATAGAGAACATTGAGTTTGTCTTCGGGCAACTTTTGAAACACATATTCATCATCGTCATTACAATAATAGTATTGGTCTACAACACGATGAGCCGTTGAAAGCATTTGAGCAGTTTCAAGAATCATCTTGATACAATGTGCATCATTGTGCATAACTGCGGCAATGTTTGGATTTTCATGCAAGTAAAAAATATTCATACTTTATCCCTCCACATTTTCTCAGTTTCTTCTGCACATCCAAAACACCAGAAAACTTGATTGTTTAGTTGATGGACAGATTTACCGATACATACACCACATTTAGTGCAATTCATTTCTCTCATTGTATTTTTATATTTCATTCTTCTTCACCCAATAGATTGTTTGGCTCAGAATAATCCGATGTTACCCTATAAAGAATTTCAGATATAAAACCAACAAATAAAATCCAGATAAAAAGAGTAATTATGGGATTCATTCTGATTCCTCCATGCATTCATCACAATAAAAATTCAATGTCCAATTTTCGCAGAAGCGGTTCTCACAAGGAGTTTTCATAGCACCACACATTATTCTTCCTCCACATAAAAGGTAAAACCAGCAAGATGAAACATACTCTTAGTGGGCATATAATCTCTATTCCAAACATCATCTCCGATATGAGGTATGTATTGCCTTTTGATACACTTACCATCTACTTCAGCGTAAAAACTACAATTCCTAAACCTCAAATAAAATTCACTCCCATTGGTAAGAGTTCCCTCAATTTGTGTAGGGGCGGCAATAGATGTAACAGCAAATTCATTTACTATCATTCGCTCACCTTCCATGTAGAAGCAACACCGCAACAGGTAATAACATTAACGATAACAGGGGTTTCTCGTTCATAATGACGACCACATTTTTTACAATCATATACTACTGTCATGATTATTCCTCCAATGGTTCAAACCCAAGTGCAATCTGTCGTTCAGCAGAACAATCAAATGGGTTAGAATGAATCTGCCCACTTACACGATACCCTACCAATTTAATATTGCTTTGTTCAGTCGTAATTATTTGTCCACACACACGACAGGTAGCATTTCCCGTTCCCATGCCGACAATCCAGCCTTTTATTTGTTCTTTATTTTCTTTATTCTCCATCATCATCACATCCATCATCGTCCAATGTAGAAATTCCAATTGCTGCACCAATTAACCAACTTAGTAATCCCATCTAAATCACCCGTTAATCCTAAAGTGCTTTTCCACATAGTTCCCAATGAAATAATTTTGCATCCATTGAGCACCATAACCTGCAATAACAACCTGCATAAACTTTACACCTTCTGGCTTTCCATCCCAATCATTACCTTGACATGAAAATGAACCATCAGGCCCGCTTGTAAATGCATTGTAAAACTTAGGGTCTTCTTGAAATGAAATCATAGCCGCATTCCTTCCTTGCGCTCTTAGGTCAAGCCATTTAACGCCTGAGTTATACATAACCCTACGAATATCAAGATTATCAGCACAACAGACAACCAAATCAAATCCTTCAATCTGATTAGGGGTTAAAACAGGGAAGGGCTTAGCCACGATTTTATATCGCTTAGCCATAGCATCTACCTTTTTTGTATCAATTTCCATCTTAGAGAAGTTTTGGTAGGAAATATTCTTTTCTTCCACAATATCAGGGTCATAAACCGTCATATTGTAGAGTCCAGTCTTATCCAAAAGTGGAATAAGGAAACTTCCAATTCCACCTGCCCCAATAATCAGCACATTTCTCGTTTTTACATTCTTCATATTTTCACCTTCTTTATATTTCTTTTTAGTCTCGGCAAACTAATGCCTAATTTTTCACACACTTCTTTTTGGGTATATGATGTGTGGACATATACAAAAGCAGCAATAACACCTCTTGTCAAGGTTTCTTGCTCTTCCCAATCTTTACAAGCCTTAGCAACTTGTGGATTATCAATTCCGTGATTAGACAAAAACTCGTCAATATCATTTAAACCAAACACTCCAGAATTTGAATAGTATCTTGCAATCTTCCTGCTAAGTTTAGAGCCCTTACTTGGTCTACATCCTAAAAACTTACAGTAATCTCTCAGTATTGCTGGTCTATTATTATCTCTCATCGTGTAATACAAAATTGCACAGGCTCTTTCGGCCAAATCATATCCTTGATACAGCGTTGTTTTGCTGATATGAACATGATTTTTATTGACCTCATCAATTATATCAATATCAAATTGATTACATAGTAATAGTAACTCAGAAGTCTTTACCTCTTTTACTTCAGTTAGTCTTCCGATTTCTATAATCCTATATGCTTGTATGCAACCACATTCTTGACAAACGGGCAACCCAATATCACGATTTAATTTCAGGTGCTTCGCTTGACAATTCACACACGGCATCCCAATCCAACCTAATATCCTGTTGATTTTCAGCATGATGTTGTATGTATCGTGAAACCGTTGAAACAAGTTTCTTCAACATAGAATCATTTTTACAAGCAAATGCTCTTGCGGCAAATTGGTCACCTTTTGTAGCACCGTTACTTAGGTTGTCAATACAAATCGGGCCAGACCATTTTGCAACTCTATCAGTATTGTTAATAATAGGATGACTAAATGGGACTTTTTGAGCCTCTCCAGCAGTTCCTGTCGTTAAAACATAGGTTGAAACATCCTGAATGCCACGCTTTGACTGATTATCAACAATCATCCAATCTGCATATTTACCACGAACAAACATTGCAAGGACACCGTTATGCTGACCCTTAGTAATTTCAGGGTAATCACGACACATATTCTCAAACAATTGCATGGCTCGCTTTTCAGCACCTTCGGGCTTACGGTTCTGCTTTAGAAACTCTTTCATAACTTTAACTTGAGCCATTGTAGGTTTCTTACCCACAGTTTGATAATATAACTTGGCTGGAGGCAAATTAGACCATTTCTTAGAACGCTTACGCCCGACAAGATAACTGTCCACCAACGAATTCAATTCCTTAACACCAATTTGACCCCATAGACCAGAAGTAATTTCAATTGCGAATTGGTCTTCATCAATTTGCATCAGATTCAAACGAGTTAAACGCTTATGAATTTCATTACCTTCTCGTTCATAAAAATGGTAAGGCACACGGTTTTCCATAGCATATGCTACATTCTCAGGGATGTTAATACATCGGTTAAGGTAATCGTCAAGTGCTTCTTGTGCTTCTACACCTTTACCGTCTAAATAAGCGGCTCTCATAATTGTCCTTGATAATGCTTTAAGAATAATTTCTACATTACACTTTTCACCATTGATAGCGTATCGTGCACCATCTTTGTGAATAGAAATTAAATAACGACAACGACCAATACGGAAAAGAACAGGTCGTGGACTTCGCCTAACAATACCAATAATATCATTATTTTTCAATGATTGATAGATAGACTGAATCGTTGGTTCAGTAGCATCAGAACGATTACCTCGTCGTGCATAAATATCTACATTTCTACTTCTTCGTATATTTCTTGATGATAGTGGTGTTTCTAAGATACTCGTTCTATCATCTGATGCATGTCTAATTCTAAAATTTAATGTTTCTTCACTCATTTTTTCCACCTACAATTTGCATAATTTTATTCAATTGTTTCTCACTCAACTCTTTTCCAATCATAACTTGATTTATGATACTTTCAATGAAACGCTTTTCCCAATCATTACGACCATCCTCTACTGAAAATAGGGGCAAATCATACAAAGCCAATGCTTCTTCAATGGCCTCACTTGCTCTATTTTGGTAGACGGAGGCCTTTATATCCTTTGCAATAATTTTAGTAGGGTTAATATATTCCATTCGGGCTTGTCTCTCTTCGTCTTTGTTATCCATCATTCGTGTAAAGCGTTCCTTCTTAGCAAACAAAAGTTGCACATCACGCCATAGTTTTTCATTAGGATAACCACGGGTTTCAATTTGTTTTCTTGGATTATTGGGATGATTCCAACGCCAAACTACTGAGGCCATATTACCCAAAGAACCACTTTTCGTTTTAGCAATTACATATTGTGGTTCATATCGTCGGGTTGCATGGGAATAACGATTACCCTTATTGCGAACATTGACTCGCAAATCCAACTCTTTAACTTCGTTGAACAATTCTTCCCATTCATCACCATATTCATTCCACCACCATTCAGCCTTCATTGACTTAACTGCTTCTTTCAACCATTCTTGAATCAATTCTTCAGTAATGGTGTCAGGGTTTAGACCTTTATTTTCAATCAAGTGGCGAATAATCATCCAATTAGTGATGTGTTCGCTACCAAGAATTTCAAGATTTCCATTCTCAGTATTTTCAATTTCAAAATGCCATGCAATCTCATGTCCACAGATACAATAATGTGGGTGTTTAGCCAAATGTTCTGGGGGTAGTCGGTTTGGATTATCACGCAAAGGAATATACCATGTATTTCCCGTTGCCTTCCATTCATGTTTTGCTTGTTCCCAATCATCCGAAACTGATTCTGCTGTTAGTCGTTCAATTAAAGCCTTATTCAAAGCACCTGAACGATTAACATTAATAACATCAAGTTGTTCGCCAATAGCATGATGTGTTTCTACAAAATCATTCATGGTCAAACCTCCTAAATGCTATCTGCTCTTCCAAATGCGTGTCGCACAGTTCATTAAGTTTGGAATGCAACGATTCTGTAATTCCAGGAATTGTGTTTCGGTGCAAAGCCAACCAGACATTATGATATTGGTTAAGAACAATAACCAAACCATTGTTATCCTCGTGAGACTTAATCACGACAGGGGGCATTTCTTCGCTGTTAATCAGCCTAAATTCTACTTCTTTTCTTTTTCTTCCATTTCCAATTGGTGTCATATTTATCACTCCATGTTCATTAGGTGTGTTAGTGGGTCTTGTTTTAGAGTTTGCTTGCTCAACAAAATGTGAGGAAACTTACTCAATAGTAAAGGAACGACCTTATTCCAATCTATTTCGCCGTCATATTGTTTAGTCCAAACTGAACCGTTGGATTTTAACGATGTGACTCTATATACTTCATGTTTTTCTTCCTTGCTTTCGCTCATACTTATTTCTCCATTGTTTATCTTTTGATGGGTAGTTACCATCTTTGAGGAGAATCAAAAAATTTCACAAGACCCGCCAGCGCAAGCAATTTCTCCGCTTAGGTCTGTGTTATCTTCTGACTCTATCACCTTTGTTAAATCTACCTTTGTCAAGGTATTCAATAAATCGTAGTAAGCACCCATTCTAATTGTCTCAAACGGGGCTTGCTTATATGTTCCTCCGTCATAGGGTAAAACAGACAGGCCATTGTAGTATTTTCTGTTTGTCCACATCCATTCCCCGACTTCATCCCATTCATATTTACGAATAGATACAGTAGCCGACACATTATGGGAGTTCATGCCCGAAACATGGCCTCCTTTGACCCATGTGCGACTGATATTCTTAACCCTATGAAGCATATTCAAAGCCGTTTCTTCGCCTCGGAGGATGGCTTTTTCTGGTGCTTTTTGGGGTAATGAAATGACCGCCGTATCATGTGGTCGGAAGTATTCATCCTCAATCAGTTCTGGGTGATTTTGAGCCAGATAATCATAGATAGCCTCATTCTTTCCAACACGGATTCTTCTAATATAAAATTCGTCATGCCATGCGTGAATACCGCTTGATGTTCCAAGAACACATGAAGTAGTTCCTGCTGGTTTAACACAAGTTTGTCTTGCCGCAGGGTTAATTCCAATCTCCTTTGCTATTGATTCATTAGTTGCTTTAATTGCATTAGTGATACGCTTAAAATCCATTTTCTTAACACGGTTAGAAGCAATACCTGTCATAGATACACCAATTAATGCATCACGCTCGGTATTT